AATGCTAGATGTGTTGGGTATTAAGAATGCTCAGAAACTAATTAAGTTAGAAGGTGACAAGAAGCCTGAAGACCCAGTAACTGAGAACCAAAACGCTCTTATGATGAAACCAATCAAGGCCTTCTACTACCAAGACCATCAAGCGCATATTCAAGTGCACATGGCTGCTATGCAAGACCCTAAGATTATGCAGTTGGTTGGCCAGTCACCGATGGCGCAACAGATTGGCGCTGCTATGCAGGCACACATCGCGGAACACTTAGGCTTCGAATATAAGAAGCAGATGGAACAAATGATGGGTATGGAGATTCCTCGCACTGAAGAAGGTGAAGAGGATGAAGGCATCCCACGTGAGCTAGAGATGCGCATCTCTCAGATGGCTGCTCAAGCAGGTCAACAGTTATTACAGAAAAGTCAAGCCGAAGTTCAGCAACAACAAGCTCAACAACAGGCGCAAGACCCACTTATTCAGTTGCAACAGCAAGAGTTACAACTTAAAGCTCAAGAAGTTGAGATTAAGAAGACTAAGTTGCAAGTGGATGCCGCTGCTAAAGCCGACCAACAAGACATTGAGCGTGAACGCATTGCTGCCCAAGAGCGCATTGCTGGCATGCAGGTTGGAGCTAAGGTAGCTAGTGATAAAGCCCAACTAGCGTCCAAAGACCAGCTAGAAGGGTTAAGAATTGGCTCTGAAATCGCAAGAAATCAAGCCCAAATGGCTGTCCAAAAACAGCAGAAACCTACCAAAAAAGGTGATTAATGGACTCACAAATCCTAGATTTATTACTCGATAAGTACCAAGAACGCATCAACCTACTGCAAGACGCTATTGCTAGGGGTGGTTGCGGGACCTTTGACGAGTATAAGTATTCATGCGGGCAATTACGAGGTCTTGAGGCCGCATGTCTAGTAGTTACAGACCTCAAATCAACCATGGAGAACTCAGATGAGTGACCTAATTATCGCTTCAAACGGCGATACTGTCGTGCCCCAAACAGCCGACGACAAAGCATCACAACTACCACGACCATCCGGTTATCGCATTCTCTGCGCAATCCCAGAAGTAGAGAAAGAATACGAAAGTGGTTTATTAAAAGCAGACCAAACCCTGCATCACGAAGAAGTTCTCACAACAGTTTTATTTGTAGTTAAGAAAGGTCCGGATTGTTACAAAGATACGGCCCGCTTCCCTACAGGTGACTGGTGCCAAGAAGGTGACTTTATCCTTGTCCGTCCAAACGCCGGCACAAGATTAGTTATTCACGGCAAAGAGTTCCGCATCATCAACGACGACAGCGTTGAAGGTACGGTAGACGACCCTCGTGGTATCAAACGTAAATAAGGAGCCCCAAAATGGCCGAAAATAACGAATTTGGAATGCAGGAATTTAAGTTCCCGCATGAGCTTGACGAAGAAAAGAACGTATCAGTTTCTGCCGAAGAAGACAGAATTGAGATTGAAATTGAGGACGACACACCTCCAGAAGACCGCGGTGTTAAGCCAATGCCGAAAGAAATCGTACAGAAGCTAGAGGAAGATGAGCTAGATAAGTACAGTGCTGAAGCTAAAGAAAAGCTAGCCCAGCTAAAGAAGGTATGGCATGACGAGCGCCGTGAGAAAGAAGCAGCCTTGCGTGAACAGCAAGAGGCCGTGCGTGTGGCTCAGAGGCTCTTTGATGAGAACAAAAAGCTAAAGCAGGCTTACTCTACAGGCGAGAAAACGTACATTGAAACCGTACAAGGCGCCGCTGAGTTAGAGTTAGAAGTAGCCAAACGTTCCTACAAAGAAGCACTAGAGACTGGCGATTCCGACCGAATCGTAGAAGCACAGGCTAAGTTGAACACTGCTGCTATAAAGTCAGATAAAGTAAAAGATTTTCGACCAAGTGCTTTACAAGAGGAAGAAAATGAAGTACAAATACCACAATTGCAGCAAAAAGCAGTAACTCCTGATGCCAAAACACAGGAGTGGACAGAAAAGAATCAGTGGTTTGGAGCTAAAAAATCCATGACTGCTTATGCTTTAGGGCTGCATGAAGAGTTAATTGATGAGTACGGCACCAACTATGCAGGTACTGACCAATATTTTCAACGCATTGACAAAGAAATGCGTAAAGTGTTTTCAGGGTATTTCGATGCCTCGGAACCACAAACAAAGGTTGAAGTTGAAGAGGAATCCAAACCTTCTCAGAAATCTAAACCGAGCACGGTTGTAGCGCCGGCAACGCGGAGTACGAGTTCTAAACAAATTCGTTTGAAGCCAAGCCAGATAGCACTAGCCCGAAAGCTTGGACTATCCCCAGAGCAATATGCCCGTGAACTTTTAAAAATGGAGGCCCGAAATGGCTGAAAAAAGATTAGACCGTGAGTTAGAAACCCGTGAAGTAGTAGAGCGTCCAAAGCAGTGGATGCCCGCCGACCTTCTCCCTGAGCCAGACAAACAGGCTGGGTTCGCTTATCGCTGGATTCGTGTTTCAACTTTGAACAACGCAGACCCACGTAACCTCTCAGCAAAAATGAGAGAAGGCTGGGAGCCAGTTCGAATTGAAGAACAACCTAAATTTAAACTGCTAGCTGACCCCTCAAGTCGTTATAAAGACAACATTGAGATTGGCGGATTATTGTTATGCAAAACTCCGGCGGAGTTCGTGCAACAGCGTAATGACCATTATGCAAACGTTACCGAATCCCAAACGAGAGCTGTAGACAATAGTTTTATGAAAGACAACGACCCGCGGATGCCTCTCTTCAGTGAGAAAAAATCTACGACGTCGTTTGGTAAAGGTAAATAATTTAATTAATTTTAAGGAGTTTTAAAAATGGCTTATCCAACCGTTTCAGCTCCATACGGTCTAGCTCCAATCAACCGCGTAGACGGCATGCCTTATGCCGGCGCTATTCGTCAGATTCCTATTACGGCTTCTTACGGTACAGCAATCTACAACGGTGACGTGGTTAAACTAGTAACCGGTGGAACAGTAGAAAAATCAGCAATTGGCGCAAACGTTACTGCACAACCAACTTTGGGCGTGTTTGTAGGTTGCCAATACGTAAACAGCTCAAGTCAAACTGTGCAAGCTCAGTACTACCCAACTGGCGTTACAAGCGCTATTGCGTATGTAGTATTGGACCCACAAGCTGCCTTTAAAGCTGCAGTTACTACTTCTGGCAATACAAGCGTTGTTACTTCTGTAACACGTGCGGTTGTTGGTACAAACATGGAAATTGCTACTGGCGCGGGTTCTAACGTGACTGGTAACTCAGGTTTGTCAGTAGTATCAGGTTCTGCTGCTAACACAGCAATTCTTCCAGTTCGTGTAATCGACGTTGTTCCTGAAACAGCAGTTAACGCAACTAACTTCCGTGAAGTTATCGTTAAGCTAAATCAGCCACAATTAGAAGTTACACTTGGTAACAACGCATCTTAATAGGAGCTAATTAAAAATGGCTATTTCACGCGCACAACTCTTAAAAGAGCTATTACCAGGATTGAACGCATTGTTCGGACTTGAGTATGCAACATACGGTGAGCAACACAAAGAAATCTACGAAACAGAGACTTCTGAGCGTTCGTTCGAAGAAGAAACTAAGTTGTCAGGCTTCAGTGCCGCGCCAGTAAAGAACGAAGGTTCTGCAATGGCTTACGACAACGCACAGGAAGCGTTTACAGCTCGCTATACACACGAGACTATCGCTTTAGGCTTCAGCTTGACTGAAGAGGCTATCGAAGACAACTTGTATGACTCATTGTCTGGTCGCTACACTAAAGCATTGGCTCGCGCTATGGCGTACACAAAGCAAGTTAAAGCTGCTAACGTATTGAACAACGGCTTCAACTCTGCCTTTGCTGGTGGTGATGGCGTTGCATTGTTCTCTACAGCACACCCACTAGTTTCTGGTGGCGTTAACAGCAACACTCCGGCTACTCAAGCTGACTTGAACGAAACATCATTGGAAAATGCTGTTATTCAAATCGCTGCTTGGACAGACGAGCGTGGTCTTTTGATTGCTGCTAAACCTCGTAAATTGGTTGTTCCACCATCATTACAGTTCGTTGCAACTCGTTTGCTTGAGACTGAATTGCGTGTTGGTACAGCTGATAACGACATCAACGCTATCAAGAACAACGGTTCTATCCCTGAAGGCTACACAGTAAACAACTACTTGACAGACAACAACGCATGGTTCTTGACTACTGATGTACCTAACGGTATGAAGCACTTTGTTCGTACACCTATGGCAACTGGCATGGACGGCGACTTTGATACTGGTAACGTACGTTACAAGGCTCGTGAGCGTTATTCATTCGGTTTCTCAGACCCATTGGGTATGTTCGGTTCACAAGGCGCTTAATACGCCAAGTGTAGAAAGAGGGGCCTTCGGGTCCCTTTTTTGTTTTAAAAATAGTTGCAACTTATTTAAAATAGAGTAATATTAAGAAAACCGGGATTAACCGGCTTATTAGACTGCCCCGGCAGACGCCATATCGACTGATAAGCCTAACTGTATGGAGATTCAAAATGGGTACAACTACTTTTTCAGGTCCAGTCAAGGCTGGTAATATTCCTAACACAACAGGTACAACAGTAGGTACAGACGTAGCTAACGTTGGTTATGTATTAATGGCTCAATCAGCTGTTATCGACATCATTGGCGCATCAGCAGTTACAACAGTGGCTACAGTTCCAGCTAATTCACAAATCGTTGACGTTATCCTTAACGTGACTACAGTAAGCAATGACACAAACGCAGCTGCGGTTGTTGTTGGTGTTTCAGGCGATACAAACGCTTTTATCCCATCAACTTCTGTTAAGTCTCTAGCTACTACTCGTGGTACTTTGGACACAGAAGCCACTGATGTTGGTTCAACAGATGTTCAAGTTATTGCTACATTTACTGCTACTGACGGCGATGGCACTACTGGCGCGGCTACAGTGACTGTTCTTTACATCCAGAACAACAACTTAACTGCTTAATTAATCTAGGGGCTTCGGCCCCGCTTAACAATTTAGGAGATTAATTATGGGTATGCAATATGACGTAAAACAAGGCCATTTAAACCAAAGTGGTTTCTTTGTTCTTGGGCGCAACCGTGTTAAAGGTGTTTCTTGGTATGGCTCTGGTACAGATGGTACTTTAGTGCTATTTGATACTACAACTGCCCCCGTTACATCAAGTGTTACTTATGAACGAGCAGGAACTTTAGTAACAGTAACTAAAACTGCTCACGGATTAAATACTGGCGATGTTGTTGGTATTCATTTTAATTCGGCTAGTGGTGTAGCAGCAACGGACGGTAATTATCCCATTACTAGACTTACTGCAAATACATTTACGTTAACCGACATTAATAGCGGGACTGTAGCTAATACGGCGACAGCAGCTTATGTTAGTGGTGGTGGTAGGTGGTTAATGACGTATGAAAATGATGCTACTGACACGTTTAGTAACGCACCAATTATTCCAGGCGAAGGCGTCTTAGTAAATAACGGAATCTACGCGTTGATGACTAACCTAGGCGCAGCACAGATTTATTATGGCTAAGTCGCCCGCTTGGACTCGCAAAGAAGGTAAGTCTGAATCCGGAGGCTTAAATGCCAAAGGTCGGGCTTCTTATAATGCAGCTAACCCAGGGAAACCTGGGCTTAAGCGTCCTCAACCAGAGGGTGGCTCACGCCGTGATTCTTTCTGTGCTCGCATGAAGGGTATGAAGAAGAAGTTAACTTCAGCTAAAACAGCGAATGACCCAGATTCACGCATTAACAAGTCATTACGTGCGTGGAACTGCAAAGAAGGCGGTTCTGTTCGTGGTGGTGGCTGCGAGATTCGTGGCAAGACTAAAGGCAAAATGGTATGAAAGACATCTTTAAAGACTTAAATGATGGTACAAAACATCTTATTGATGCCGCGTCTATCGCTACTGTATTAGGAACTCTTGTGGAAATGCTACCTTCTATTGCTGCATTATTTACTATATGCTGGACAGCAATCCGCATTTACGAAACCGATACTATTCAAGGTCTTTTAGGGAAGAAAAAAGATGCCGAGCACAAGTAAAAAACAACACGGGTTTATGGCTGCTGTGGCTAACAACCCTAAATTTGCCAAGAAAGTTGGCGTATCT